TTTTTTTTTTTCAAGCAGAAGACGGCATACGAGATCATGCCTAGTCTCGTGGGCTCGGAGATGTGTATAAGAGACAGAGTTGGGATAATGGAGGATAAAAGACAATTGCGGTAACAACTTATAAAGAGAAAACATTCTTTGAGTTGACTGGTCACCAGATAGCAAACATCAGTCAACTCAAATTGTTTAATATATTGCTAGATGAAGATAGACAAACTAAGTTTATGAACATCTTTAGAGTGGCACGTGTAAATACTGATGTAGTTCAAGATACCTTATTCTTTGACACATTTGAAGTACCTGATGCTGACTTCTGGGATAATATAGCGTTTAGGATATATGAGATACCTCAGCTTTGGTGGATACTGGGTCTTATGAATAACACAGTTAATCCATTCGAAGAGCTGGATGCGGGTGAACTCATAACAGTACTTAAAGAGCAGTATGTTTATAATCTTACCAAGGATTTAGAAGAACTATCGGAGCTATAAATGGTTGAAGACAAAAGATGGAATTATAAACAGACTACTTTAAAGCAAGGTATCTTCTCTATTATGATACTCATGGAAACAGGGCCTATCATATTAGATGCCGATGCTATAGTGTCTTGCTATTTTGTTGAAGATATATTTAAAAACTGTATGAGTGGTAAGTTAACATTCCAAGATAGATATGGCATGCAAGAACTCGGTGGTTTTAGTGGTAATGAAAAGGTAATTATTATATATGGTGTAGATGGTAAAGACAGAGAGTTAATGTTTGATATATGGAAGGTTGGTAAAATAAATCAACAGACAGCAAGTGGCAGAACACAAGAATCTGCATTGATTGAGATAACCTTTATTGACACATTTTTTCCAAATTTAAATTTGAGAAGGTATAGTAGAAGCTTTGTCCAAGAGACCACAACAGATATGATAAAGTGGATAATAAACAAAATGATGCTTGTAGAAAAAACAAGCATGCAGTTAAGTGTAGATGATAGCAATACAAGAATGGATTTTGTTATGCCATATTGGTCACCACGTATGGCTATAAACTATCTGATGAAAAGAAGTAGAAGTGTAAAAAGTGGTGAGGGTGGTTACCTATATTATCACAATACACAAGATCAAAAGAGAAACATGCAATTAAATGTTAAATCAATTAACTATTTGCTTGCTGATGTAGACAATACGCTAGACCCAGTCGCATATGTAATGAGTTCACAAGATATGACTGTACAAAATAAAATACTTGAGTACACAATGACTGGTTTGGATAGAAACTCAAATGCTAAAGTTAGGGGTGGTAGTTGGAAAGGATATAATTTCTTTAGAAAGAAGTTGTTAGAACAAGACTTGACATACTCAGAGGGTATAGATAGGACAATGCTATTAGGTAGTACTTCTTTATATGGTAAGATTGATGATGTAGCATCTAATATCTCTATATGTGGGGAGCCGAATCAAGACCTATTAAAAAACTTCTCTTATTCCGAATGGGCTAAGAGATATAATATGCAATACATAGTGACTATCACAGTTGAAGGTAATGAAAAGAGATTCGCCGGCCAACATATGCAGATAGCTTGGCCAAGCTATTTAAAACAAGAGAAATTTAATACAGCTCTTCAAGGCAAATATATAATAAAGTCTGTAACTCACCACTTCGGGCCTGGTCAGAACTACCCATATATACAGAAATTAGTACTCATAAAGAATGCTTATCATAAAATGAATAGTAGTTATTTAATGCAAGCGATAAATAAGAACATAACACAAGAAAGACAAAGAGCTATAGTGAGAATATAATGATTAAAAATCCATTAAGTGATACAAAACCAGATACTGAAAAGATGATGGGATTTTTCAGGGGCGTTGTTGAAGATAACAATGATCCTGAAAAAGCCGGTCGTGTAAGAGTTAGGATTTTTGGAATCCATACCTCACAGTTAAGGAAAACCGTTGATGAAGGTATACCAGTAGATGAGTTACCTTGGGCAGAGCCGTGTTTACCTATAGTTGAAGGTAGTATAAGTGGTTTTGGTATATGGGGCATACCACTTCAAGGTTCTCATGTAATGTTATTCTTTGAATCTAATAACTTAGCCCAACCAAGGTACTTCGCATCAATGCCGGGTATACCTGAATCTAAGTTTAGTTTAGAAGCTGATTCAGATGAAAGAGAAGATCAGCTTCAAGCAGTTGGATACGATTCGAGTTCTGGTGACTTCTCAAAAGGATTCAGAGACCCCGATTTAGTATACCCACTAAATGATAGACTAGGTGAACCTGATGTTGATAGATTAGCAAGAGGCGTGACAGAAGATACACCAGTTGAGTTCAAAAATGATAACAGAACTACTGGTGTTTCTGAAGCAGGTGGTGGTACTTGGGATGAACCCGAATCACCTTATGCGGCACAGTATCCAAATAATACAGTACTTCAGACACATGGTGGTACCTTGATTGAGTTGGACTCAACCAGCGGGGAAGAAAGAATCCATTTATACCATCCGTCAAAAAGTTATATAGAGATAGATGCAAATGGAGTCATGGTAATAAAGAATACCAATAAAAAATATGAAATTGTAGTAGACGACAAGAACATAAATATACAGGGTAATAATAGCGAAACAATAAATGGTGATGATAAGTTAAAGGTAGAAGGTGATAGTACAACAGAGATAGATGGTGATGAAACTCGAGATATTACTGGTGATGTTGATGAAACAATTGGTGGTAATGAAACAAGAGAAATAGGTGGCAACATTGATGAAACAGTACAGGGTAATAGGGATGGCCATATTGTTGGTGGTGGCAATGTACAAGTTGATGGTGTATTAAATATAACAGTAACTGGTTTAGTCACTATAACCGGAAATTCAGGAGTAATTGTTACTGGTGGTAACGTAACAGTAAATAGTGCGGCTGGATTACCCGCTGGATCAGTACAACTTGGATCACAAGGTACAACTTATATGTTAATGGATGAAAGATTGATACCTTTTTATAATGTACATACACACGCGGGTGGCGGTGGTGGTATACCAGTAGCTCAATTAGCTGTGGGTGTAGCAAATACTTCAAATGTGGAAGCAAGCTAATGAGTAAAGAATGCCCATTATGCGAAGAGTGTGAGCCAAGAGTTCAGTTCGGAAAAAATAAAAATTCCAGGGATGGAAAACAGTCCTATTGCCTTGACTGTTATAGGGATAAGCGACGTCAGTATAATAAGACCAACCATGCGAAGCGACTGGCGAGAAAACGAAAAAATGAGTATAAGGAACAAGGGAAACTCAAGGAGTACAATCAAAAGTACTATGAGCGGAACCGTGAGTTCATACTAGCTAAAAAAAGGACGGAGAGTGTAGTGGTTATTACTAGTGATTCAAGGGCGGAAAAAATAATGGGTCCAAGACGGAAACCATTCATAAAGCCAAGTGTAGAAAAGAAAAAGAGAGGAAAGGTTACTCTCAATCCTCAACCAGTCAGAAGATAAGGAGAAAGCGGAATGGCAACAGTAGCAATAAAAGACTATGTTTGGAGTGATGTAGACAATGCACTGCAACCACAAAATGATGGTGATGTAGTAATTGATACTGACGTAACTGCAATAATAAATAGCTTAAACAACATTATAAGGACAGTGCCTGGAACAAGAAGGATGATACCAACATTTGCATCTCCAACATTTTGGCTACTATTTGAACCGATTGATGAAGTAACTGCTAGAAAAATAGCCGAAGGAATATTAGAGGCTATTGAAATTTGGGAAGATAGAATTGATGTAACTGGATTTGACATAGAACCAAGGGAAGATCAAGGAATGTATAGATGTAGAATGAGTTTTGTAGTACTTGGTTCCGATCAAGTTGAGAAAATTGACTTCGTCCTTTCAAGATAAATAATAAACAAAGAGGAAAAATACAATGACACAAGAGTTCACTCCGGACTATCTAAACATAGATTATAATACGTATGTAGCTAAGTTTAAGGAATTATTAGCACTAAGTGATGTGTATAGGGACTTCGATTTTGAAGGATCAAACATATCGTTAATCCTTGAAATGATGGCTTATTACGGTGATGTTAACACCTACTTTATCAATAAAATAGCTAAGAACGTATATATGGAAACTGCTGATATATATGAGTGTGTGAACAGGTTAGCTAGACAAACTGGGTATGAACCAAAGGGTGTCAGAGGATCACGAGCTACCCTAACAGTAGTAGTAACTGGGTGTACCAGTGGTGATGTATTAAAAGTAGAACCATGGAAACAAGTTAACTCAGGCAGAGCAACAGAAGATGGTGACTCAATTAAATTCGCCACAACTACAAGTGTAACAGTCACTTGTAACGGACCAAGTGTAGAGTTAACATTACCCGTTAGACAAGGTATTGTTACAGCAATAGATAATTACACTGGTGATGATTTGATTGAAGATGAGTTACTTCTACCAACAGATTATGCATATGATGATGATTTAGATGATGATTTACCAACTATTCAATTAACAGTTAACGATGCGAGTCTTCCATGGGAAAGAGTTGGTAATTTTTATACAAACTTAATCCCACCTGTTAATCAAGATGTATACATGTTTGTGTATGATAGATACCAAAGGAATAAGATACAGTTTAGTTCATCAAGAAATGTTCCAGTGCCAGCGGATATTATAGATGTAATAGTACTTGATAGCTTTGGACCAGATGGTAATATAGCAGCAGACACATCATCGGATATATGGACAATTGAAGATGCCGAATTTATTGAGAATCAAACTACTACCACTTATGTCGACAACGACCTGATAACATTGAGTATGTCAGCGGCCTCTATCGGTGGTGATGATGCTGAAACTATAACAGAAATAAAGCTTAACTCACAACAAGCCCTTAGAGCACAATTCAGAAATGTCACAGAGAATGACTACAATTCCAATCTATCAGCAAGATCGGATGTTATTAGAGCGACTGCTTGGGGTGAACAAGAATTTGCTCCATCTGGTAGCATAGAACTATATAATGTTGTTAATATATCTGCTATACCTGAAATTTGGGGAACTGCGACAATAACAACTTCAGCCGATACACTTACTACTGATTGGTCAACAAGTGGTTCTATATTACACCCATTAGAATACAATAGTGATTGGAGAGACGAGTTGTTCTTATATCTAAGACCAAGAAAAATGATCTCAGCCTATGAGATTTTTGTAATTCCTGATTTGGTATATTTCACATTTGAAATAGGATTAAGAATAAAGAGGTTAGCTTCATTTATTGACGTCAAAACGGATGTATTAAACAAACTCATTTACTTCTTCCGCCCACAGAACCAAGAGTTCTTTAGCGAAATGGACTTCAATGATGTAGTGGAATATCTACTAGACCCAACTCAGGTATCAACCGATGATGAATTTGTAAACATTAGTGAAATTAGAAACTTAAATTTAAGAGATATTAACTCAAATAAATTCATCTATCAACCTAATACTTCTAATAATTACCCATATTGGACACAACCCGACTCTACCGTTTCAACAATGGATAATATGTTAAGAGTTATACAACTTGGATTAAATCAGTTCCCTGTATTATCTGATGATACCATTAGAATCTACCAAGAGGAGTAAGAAATTGAATGGCTAAATTTAGTGATAGCAATTATGAGATTTTAAAAGACTATTTTACTGAAGTAATAGGAGAAGGAACCGGTTTACCGGACTCTTGGTTATTAGGTCCCAAAAAAGGTATAATTGGAGATGGTGGTGTTTATGAAATACTCTGGGAAGATAACCCACAACGTGGATTTGTTGCTCATAAATTTATAATTCAAGATATTGATGGTAACAGTTTTAACATGGCTTATGCCGGGTTGGTATCAACTTTCTCATTAGCTTCATCAGCATTTGAGGTCGGTAATGACTTCTACTTCAGAAAAGATAGTTTCTTCTATGAATATCTAGCTGAGCAAAATCCAGAATTTAGAGATTACATAAATCAAGAAAGAACGTTCTGCTACTTTGGTAAAATATGGCCTGTATCAGATAGAACAGGTGTTTGGAACATAGAGTTCTATGGTATGAAAGACTACATGGAACTGGCTATACCAACACATAATAGAACACCGAGGCTAGTTGAAATGATGGACGTATGGTTCGATCAAATTAACCATGAGCCATACAATATGACCAAGTACTTATGGTCAATGTTAGATGCCAAAGAGGTAGACTTACGTTGGTTAGAATACATTGCTAGAATATATGGTATTGATATTAATATAGAATTAGATGAGTTAACTCTAAGAGAATGGGTTGACTATCTTGTTTATTTCTTAAAAAGAATAGGTACATATAATGCTATCTATATTGTCTATAAGGTATTTACCGCACTATCAACAAATAAGTTAAACGTATATGAAAGATGGGATGAGTGGTGTCAAAGTGGTGCTGGTGATATACCATCATTCAAAGAATTTCCTAACTTCTTCCCTGGTACCAAAGACTTCCATTGGTTTGAATTTTATAACCTACCACCAAGTGGTGGTGCCGGTGACGCATGGTATTCACAATTTAATCCATCAGGTGCACCAACACCTAATCCATATACTATAGATTGGGACGCATATCCAACTCATACACTAATTGAACCTTCTTGTAGTATGGTAAGTGCCGCTCCAAGTGGTAATCCAGTAATATCTCCTCACTATATAGTTGAAGTTGATTTATCTTCAGAGCCAATCGGTGATAGATTTGGTGATGATTGGATTTTAAATCAGTTCTATGCTGATGAGTTAGTAAGAAACTGGGAGTATGCAAGACCAGTCAATAAGTATGTACAATATCAACATCTTCTGTCGCCTGCCGCAGCACAAAATAGAACAGGTGAACCAGAAAGTCTATATCCTTTGACCTCATTGGGTTACTTTAACACAGCATTTACAGGTTCTCAATTACTATCAGGTGGATCACCTACACCATCGGGTGGTGAAGTAGCGTTTGTATATACTCAATATGGTCCATCAACAACTTGGACAATAACCCATGAGTTATCTGCTGCTCATATAGTTATTCAGTGTTGGTCACCACAATCAGGTCCTTCATTTTATCCAATGGAAAGAATTGTACCGGATACAGCAATAGTAACTGATCCAAATACATTAACCATAACCTTTGGTGAACCAGTTGGAGGAATCGCATGTATTGCTGGATATATACCAAATGTTTCGTTTGAGTATCATCAAGTTGCACCTACAAATCCTTGGTCGGTTGTTCATAGTTTAGGAACGACTGCACCAAGTGGTTACCCAGATGGATCAGTCATAAACTTCTATGATTTACCAGCTCCACTGGATAAGTCATATCCAGAAACAGTTGAGATAATAGACTTAAATAGAACCAATGCTACATGGGATGGCCTTGAAACAGGTGAGGCATTTGTAAGAAATGCAGATTATACACATACTCAAACAGTTGCATCAACTACTTGGAACATCAACCATCAAATGAATACAGATGGTACTATTATTCAGTGCTTTGACTCAAGCAATCAACTCATTGAGCCTTTATCGGTAGTTCTTACAGATTCAGATAATACTGTTGTCACATTCTTAACTGCTCAAACAGGTGAAGCATATATGATTTACTTCCAGCGAAATGTTATTGGTAGAATAAATGATCCATGTGATGTGACTAGTATGGGCATGTGTCCAAATTGGTTAGGTTATTGGGTAGTAGGTGATGGTGGTATAGAGGAATATGATCCATATATCAGCAATGACTTACAATCACCTACAGCTAGTGGTGCTTATTGGAGATTATGGAAAGACGATGAAACATATTATATTGATTTCATTGTACCAACAGGTGAGGATTTAACAATAAGGGAAGTTGGACTATTTAATATTGATGGTGAGTTAATATATTATTCAGTATGCTCTGAGTTATATAAACCATCTGAAGTACAAACAGTATTTCATTATAGATCACAACAACTATGGGTGACTGAGTCAAGCAGTAGTTCATCAATCTCTAGTTCAAGTAGTAGCAGTTCAACATAAATAATAAAAGAGGAAAACAAAAATGGCAAGAGTACATTATTGGCAGTATATAGTAGATGAAGAAGGAACTCCGATTGGTGGTGTAAGTATAAGATTCTATCTAGCTGATGACACAAACACAGAGGCGAACATCTACGCCAATTCTACTGTCGGTCACCAAACTACTACAAGTGCTATCAACTTACTATCAAATGGAGAGGGGTACTTTGAATTTTGGGTTGGTGATGAGTGGGAACTAAATGGTGGGTATGTATCTACTCAAAGGTTTAGACTTGAGTGGACGAGAGCGGGTATGAGAGAGGGTGTAATTGATAATCTTGATATATTCCCACCACTATATCAAGTTGATGAAACAGCAAGTGGTCAAGTTATCCCTGAGGAAGCAGTAAGAAGAAATAAGTTAATAAGTAACAGGCTTGCCTATAACTGGGAAGAACACGTTGAGTCAGTTGTATCTGGTTCTGCTTATAGAGTCGATGCTCCACATGACATACAACCAGTAATGGTATGTGATACTGATACCGAATACAATAAGGTAATTAGCAATAATTTGATGAATCAAATTTATACTCTTGCTGTAAGTGCTTCGACTGCTACTCTTGATGCATCTGCCGCTGATATAGATTTTAGTCTTATACCAGAAGATCATCCATT